TGAAGCGCAAACATCTAAGTACGAATCTCTTTCTGGTGGATCAGATGGTACTGCAGAAGGTAGTGCTTCGTTTGGCCCAACCGCACTTGCATATGACACATTTAGAAATGGGAATGAAATTGACATTGCCTTCGTGTTGCAAGGTAAAGGTGATGATGGTGGTCAAATCGCAAACTACATCATTGGAAACATTGCAGATACACGAAGAGATTGTGTCGCATTTGTTTCACCTTCAAAAGAAGCAGTTGTTGATGAACTGAAAGTCAACACAAAAATGACGAATGTAATTGCATATAGAAATAAACTTACCGCAAGTTCTTATATGGTTCTTGACAGTGGGTATAAATATCGGTATGACAAATACAACGACAAGTACCGTTGGACTCCACTGAATGGTGATATGGCAGGACTCTGTTCAAGAGTTCAGGTCTTCGAATCACCTGCAGGTTATCGTAAGGGTGTTATTAAGAATGTTATCAAACTTGCATTCAACCCAAACAAGGCCCAAAGAGATCAACTGTATAGTTCAGATGTGAACCCAGTTATTTCACAGGTAGGACAAGGTATCTTGTTGTTTGGTGATAAGACTGGACAAGGTTTTGCAAGCGCATTTGATCGAATTAATGTTCGTAGATTGTTTATCGCAGTCGAAAAATCAATTGCAACTGCAGCACAATCATTCTTGTTTGAACTCAATGACGAGTTTACGCAAACACAGTTCCGCAATATTGTAGAACCGTTCTTGCGTGAAATTCAAGGTAGACGAGGAATCATTGATTTCAGAGTCGTATCTGATGCAACTGTGAATACTCCACAGGTCATTGATAACAACATGTTCAAAGCAAGTATCTTTATTAAACCTGCCCGTTCAATTAACGTAATCGAACTTACATTTGTCGCAACGAGGTCTGGTGTCGAATTCGACGAGATCGTCGGACAACTGACTTAAGGAGAGGTAAGATATGGCTTTTAACATAAACGAGTTTAAATCAGAACTAACAGGCGGGGGCGCACGTCCCAGTCTGTTTCAGTGTCAGATCACAAACCCAATAGTTCCCGCCGCAGACTTTAAAGTTCCATTTATGGCAAAGGCCGCAGGTATCCCAGAATCAACTCTGGGAACCTACACCGTTCCATACTTTGGACGAGAAGTGAAATATGCCGGTGATAGAACTTTTGGTGACTGGACAATTACAATTATCAATGACGAAGACTTCTTGATTCGTAACGCATTGGAAGCGTGGTCAAATAGTATTGCAGCACACGATGCAAATACTAGAACTCTTCCACAAAATTACAAATCTAATGGTTTGATCACACAATTTTCAAAAGATGGTTCTCCACTACGTTCATACGTTTTCGAAGGTATGTTCCCACTTTCAATCTCTGAGATTGCGATGGACTGGAGTTCTACAGACCAGATCGAAGAATTTACCGTCACGTTCCAGTACGACTTTTGGCGAGTAGAGGGTGCGACTGGTATTTCTACTACTTAATATTTTATAGGATGATATAATGAAAATCTTTGGTTTTGAGATAAAAAGAGAAGGCGATGGCGAGGAACTGAATCAAGCAGTTTCTTTTGCCGAGCCTCAAAATGATGATGGTGCAATTACAGTCGGTAATGCGCTTGGTGGATTTTATGGTACGATGTTGGACATGGAAGGTTCTGCAAAAACAGAATCAGAACTTGTTACAAAATATCGTCATATGGCAATGCAACCAGAGATTTCACAAGCAATTGATGAGGTCATCAACGAAGCTATCAGTGTAGACACATATGATAAGGTAGTTGAAATTGTTCTGGATGAAACAGAATTGCCAGATAAGATCAAAGAGGCTGTTTCAAGGGAATTTGATGAAGTTCTGAATTTATTGGATTTTAGCAATACTGCATACGATTTGTTTAGTAGGTTTTACGTAGATGGAAGACTTAATTTTCACATTATCATTGATGAAGAAGATCTTAGGCGAGGAGTTATTGAACTTAGATACGTTGATCCTCGTAAAATAAAACTGATAAGAGAAATAGACAAGAAGAAACAAGATCAAGATAGATCAGGTGTTCCGACAAAAAGAGTCAAGAACGAGTACTATTTGTATTCTGATCAAGGGTTTGGCAGTAGTTCCAGAAATGCTGGGTCTCAAGGCAGTATGTCGAACACACACAGAATCTCAAAAGATTCAATTGCAAGAGTTACATCTGGTTTGATGAATGAAAGTAACTCACTTGTTCTTTCACATTTGCATCCTGCAATCAAACCATTAAACCAACTCCGTATGTTGGAAGATGCGACTGTTATCTACACACTCACACGTGCGCCAGAAAGAAGAATTTTTTATATCGACGTTGGTAACCTTCCAAAGGCGAAGGCAGAACAATATCTACGTGATATGATGGTGCGTCATAAGAACAAACTGCAGTACAATTCTGCAACTGGTGAAATCACTGACGCTCGTAAGATGATGACAATGACAGAAGACTTCTGGTTCCCTCGTCGTGGTGGTGAAAGATCAACAGAGGTAGACACACTTGCCGGTGGTGGTGCACAAGCTTTGTCGACAGACGAAAACTTACAGTACTTCCAGCGTAAACTATATAAGTCACTTAAGGTTCCGATTTCGAGGCTTGAACCAGAAACTATGGCAACTTTTGGCCGTGTATCTGAGATCACTCGTGATGAACTTAAGTTTGGTAAATTTATCAGACGTGTTCGTGCACGTTTTGCGTGGTTATTCAACATGATCCTAGAGAAACAATTGATTCTAAAAGGTGTCATGGGCCCAGAAGATTTTGATGAGATTAGAAACCTTATTCGTTACGACTTTGTTAAGGACAACTATTTTGAAGAACTGAAACAGACAGAGATTGTCAGAGAGCGCATGACAACACTAAGGGATGTGGAAGAACATGTAGGTGTTTATTATTCACGTCAATGGGTAGTCAAAAATATCTTAATGATGTCTGAAGATGAATTCAAAGAAGAGCGTGAACAGATCGAACTTGAAAAGGAAGAATTCGGTTCATCAGAAGATGATGCAGATTTTTAATAAATAATAATAAGTTTAATAGAAAAACATAGGAATAGTACAATGAAATCTTTCAAAGATATTTTCTCAGAGGTTGCACAACCAAACAACCCAGAGGAACAAAAATTCAAGGATCAACACGCTATCCAAGTCTTTGATCATCCTGTTGCAGAACCTAGTCAATTTACTGGAGAAATCCAAGGCAAAGGACGTGCACTTAAACGTCTTTCTGATTACGTTTCACCTGAAGATGAAAATGCATATGATCAAGCTTATAAAGAAGCGGTTGAAGAGATCGCTGCAGATGAAGATGTTTCTATTGATCAAGAAGATGATATTTCAGAAAGCAATTTTGATGTCGCAGTTAATGCCCTACTTGAAAATCCACAAGAAGAAATTCCAATGATGCGTCAACAGTTGGCATTTATTACATATGCAGCTAGAGAAATTGACGACTATCTACAAATGGGTGTCGATCCTGAAGAATGGTATCAAAACAAACTTGCATATGCTTTTGCACAGATGAAGTCTCTACATGCATATGCAGAAGGTGATCGAGCTATGATGGATCGTCCATCTGATTACGACGATTACTACTATGATTCGTTTACAAGACGTATTGCAAAATACGAATCAATTGAAGAATCATTCAAACAAGGAAAACTCAAACTTCAAGATGGATCATCTGTAACACTTAAGAAAGATGATGCGGTTGCTTTGGAGAAAATGATGAAATCAGTTGGAAGCAAAAACCGCAAACAAATGGAATTAGATTTAATGAAAGATAAAAAGTCTTTCATGGATATGTTGAACTTTGCTAAAGAGGCAGGATAAAAATGGCATTCGTTGTAGTTCCTGGCTCAAATAACATCTGGGAATATGATAACGCAGCTACTGCTTCGGATGCAGATACCTATGATGATGCAAACGGAACGGTTAGTGGAGGCGTAAGATCTTTCACACCGCCAGGGGGTAACTTACAAGAAACCTACATTAGATGTAGGAAAGTTGGCGAGACAACTGTACGTGGGGAACTAAACAAGAACTATTATGATGGTCGTATTTA